TTCCTAGCAAGCCTAAAAAGACACGTCAGGGGAATGGATCACATTCAAAACCGTCCCATGGACGGAAGAAGTATCGTGGCCAAGGAAAACGTTAACTCTCTTCCAAATGATCAAAACTCTCATTGCGAGTGGTGTCGCCGTTTCAGCAGCTGCGCTGGCATCTCCTGCGCTCGCAGGAACCTACCTGAACGTTGAAAACAACGCTGGATACCAAGACGGGTATCAAGGCTCGACCACAGATCTGCACGTTGGCTACGAAGGTGGCGATGGCGTCTATGGCTTCTACCTGCAGGGAGGACCAGCGATTGTCTCTCCTGAAGGTGGCGACGTTGACATGGAACTGTCTGGCAAGGTTGGTGGCAGCGTGCAAGTTGCTGAAGATCTCAGCATCTATGGCGAGCTGAGCTTCATCACGGCAGAGGATGATCCTTCTGTTGGCACCAAGCTGGGTGCTAAGTGGAACTTCTGAGCTATAACTAACTCAGGTTTCTCACACAGACCGACATCAGGCTCCCGCAAGGGGGCCTTTTGTTTTATCTAAAACCGTCATGCAAAAGCTTTTTAACGTGATGTCTGTCGCATCCTTTGTGATGTCAGCAGGCATGGTTGCTGGATCGGTGCTGCTCTACACCCGCATTCCATCGCTGACGAAGTATTACATGAGCGAGCTGACGTTGGAGATGACTAAGGTCATGACCAACATGATGCCTGGCAAGATTGATGAGGCTTTGCCAGAACTGCCGACAACCACGGGTCCAGCTGTGCCGATCAAGTCACCATTTTAGTGTTAGCGGTTGGATCGTCGTCATGAGCTTCAGGCCCGAAGCCTTCGGCCTTGATTTTTGCCATATCAAGTTCTGGCGCGGGTGCTTCAGCTTTCTGCTCAAACGAAGCTAACCATTCGCGCAGACTGTCACCAGTTGGTGTTCCTTTCGGCCATTTCACAAATTTGAGAATAGCCTTGTGGTCGGTAAACGGTCTTGCTGTTTTGCCGCATAGAACGGTGTAAACAACAGGCGGCCCTTCTCGTCTACGGTTTCTCTCTATCCAGAGTTGACCAGCTGTAAACCGTTCTGATTTCATGCCTGAGATTCCTGAAATTGGGGTTCAACGTATCTCCGTTCCAGAGATTCTTGAATGGCGTTCACTGCCACCACAGAGTATTCCAAATGAGCCACCCATCACGTTGCAGCTTGGATTTCCAGTGGCGGATATTCCGGGCTGCGTGGAGACTCGAAGTTCGGCAGCTGGAGATGAGCAGGTCTATACCGATGACCCACGTGGCAACTTGGTTGTCTGTGGTGCGGAGATGCCTTCATACAAGCCGCTTGATTTCACGCCCGGCACTCTGACGTATGAGAGAGCAAAGCCACCAGCGATTGATACGGACACAAAAAAACCGGCTGATGATTCAAGTCAGCCGGATCGCATCCCCTCTTCGCCGAGTGCCGATCTCGACATTTCAAACGTAGCCAAAGAATTGCCATGTCCTCCACCTGACGCAATTCCTTTAGGTGCGAAGAACAAATCTCAAACTGCCGTCATTATTGGCTACAAACGAATCGACGGTAAGTGCGAGGCGATATATGAACAGTTGGACGTACCAACGATCATCGGCAATTATCTTCCTGGTGCGCCTGCTGTGGCGACGACTGCGACGACAGTTGCGATTGCGACGACGGTTGCCATCTTCGTCAAACCGTTAGGCGACGTTCTGCTCAAGGCGGTCAAGCCCATCGTCAAAAAGACGATTAAAAAGATCAAGGAGAAGCTGGGGAAGAAGGTTGTTGTTGAGTCTGTTTTTGACCGCCGGAAGTTTCAGAGGGCTTTGCGTAAATGATCTTGTGAGTATGGGGCGGAATCTTTGGTGGCGGGTTGTTCACGACAACATCAGCGCAGATTGCCGAGAAGGGGCTGTCAGGGTGAAAGCTGACACCATCTCTGATGAGATCAGCGCAATTCTTGAGACGCTTGATCTCGTAGACCATACGCTCGTTGGCAAGCTTGGCGTCTAACAGTGCTACCTGCTTTTCAGCTGCTTTGCGGCAAGTTCTGACGTGATGTCGATCTAGTGGAATGGAGAAGGTAGCAGTAATTCCGCCGTTAATCGAAAAGTTGCTTTTCTGACCTGTACGAACAGGTTTATAGAAAAGGACAGAGCCCGGATTATCGGGCCTGCCATCTGGAACGGGATTGCCTTCTGGATCAAACGCGCCAGTTAAATCGAGAGTGTCATAGACCGGCTCGTTGTAATGCGATTCATACGGATCAGCCCAACTGGTTGTATGACTAAGGAACGGGTTGATGTTTAGGGTTGCACCTTGGCAACTGATGCCACTGCCGTAGTTATTGGTGAACTGCGATGAGGGTACGACTTGCACTGCTTGGTTCGTGACTGAACCGCTACTATTTGCGACTGGTGCGGCGGTGCTGCTGGTCTGCGCTTGCGCTGGAGCGGTAAGCAGCAAAAACGTTGCTATGACTCGCTTCATTGGGTGAAGGTGCTTAGCGTCTCCGTGATTGATTCAACGTCAGTCTCACGATTGATGATCGTGTGCTCTGTAAGGCCGGGACCTTGGAGCGTTTCGGCAAAAGAGAACGAAGCCGCTTCATTAACGATCTTCCATGATGGCTTTGACGCAGGATCAAGGCCACGCCAAACACTAGAAACACCATTGAGGCTGTTGGTAGTTGTGACCAGACTCATTGGAGCGATTGGACCATCTGGCGCGACGTTAGTGCCAGAAGCTGTGTATTCGTAGCCCGTTCTATAGCGATACGAGTTGATGACCTCATTAACCTTTGTTTTTGTGGTCGTTGTTGACTTGAGGGTGCCCTGCTGAAAGTTGGGCACGACAGGAATGGATTTAGCTTCTGGAGCGGCAAGCGCCACGAAGCACAGAGCGCCCCAAGCAACCCAAAGTCCTGTCCACATCACTTGATGGTGAGTTCTGAGGTCAGCTGTCCGATTGCCAAGGTGTTGGCTCCACCAGCAGTGATTGTCATGGTGCCATCTGAAGCGATGGTGCCTGCTAAATCGCCTGCAGTACCAGAAGCAGTAGAAACAATGCTGCCAAAATTAGGGACAGTGCCAGTTGTCACCGCTGATGTTGGAACGGCATCACCTTGTGTGTAGCTCTGGCTGAATGAGAATGCTTCGCCAGGAGTGTCTTGGGTGGCTGCAATCGTCCCTGGAGCGTAAACACCGCTGGTGATTGTTCCGGCTGAAATGGTGTTAGCGGTGGTGCCGTCAGTTGTATCAACGCCTGAGCCTGAGATGCTGAATGAACTGCCAATTCTCTCTGCGGTTGTTACCGCGCCGCCAACCTGCAATGAGATTGATGACATGATTTTGTGGGTTAAATCAGCACGAGCAGGCGAAGCAGCAGCAAGTGTGATCCCCAATACCAAAAGTGTGCGCTTCATTTGATGCCAGCTTTGGTGTCTTTGTTGTCCACGATAACGCCATTGTCGTCTTTCTTCTTTTTGTTCAACTTGCCCAGAGCTGGCGTGTAGGTCGCAGCAGTTCCCGTCAGCAAAGAGGCCGGGAAAGTCGGGTCAACAGCCTGGGAGAAGATGCCCAGATAGTTGGCGGTGAGGATGCCCATTGACCACAGCAGGATGGTCACGCGGACAACATCGCCAAGCCAAGAGTGTTGTTGATCGTCCTGTTCTTCAGCCTTTGACTGCGGAGTTTCTGCCATGACATAACAGAGCTACCCTTTAAGGGTAACTAGGTCAATCCGATGCTTCTAGTTCTCAAGCCCATCCTTATGACCGCTTGGAAATCACGGGCGTTTAAAGAGCTGATTGTGGCAATGCTGGAAAAAATCGTGACTCGCACCGATAACGATTTGGATGACTTGGCCGTCAGTCATCTCAAGGACTTGTTGTTGCCTGACACAAGAGTTGAAAAGTAGGTGGCGTCCGGCATCATCCAAATAATCTTGCTGCTGGTGCTGGGCGTGCTGTCACTCCTGCCGTTTTTTGAACGCTTTTCCAAAGATGCGCCCCACCGCATGGCTGCTGTTAAACAGCTTGAGGAGTCCATGCCGCCGGAACTACTGGAGGAGGACGCAGAGTGGTTCCAGGCTTGGAAGGCAAGCGGCTATGACCTTGAAGTATTCATGCCGTACTTCAAGCAGCTCGACAACAAGACAGGCACTGGCTACAGGGAGTGCTTCAGCTCAGCGGCTGCGATGGTGGCAGCGTTTTACAAGAAAGTGCGTACAGATGATGAGTACAACAAGATCCGCGCCAAGTACGGAGACACTACGTCAGTAGAAGCACAGCTGGCAGCGCTACGCAGCCTTGGCTTGCAGGCTGAGTTTCGCAAAGACGGCAACGCTGAAATGGTTGAGCTGGAGATTGAAAACGGCAGGCCAGTCCTCGTGGGTTATCTGTCAGCAGGCAACATGCTTCTAGGCGAGCCACCAATGTGCAGTGGCTTAGGTTGCGGGCATTGGGCGGTCATTTCTGGCTACTCACAAAAGAACTCTGATGACCCTCTTTGGGTGCTTCAAGACCCTCGTGGCTATCCCGAAATGGAAAAAGGGGGTTGGTCTAATCCGCACCTAGGCCGCAACGTCAAGGTCAGGCAGGCTGCATTCAAGCCACGTTGGGAAGCGGAAGGCGATTCAACGGGCTGGGTGATTCTCGTCAGTGAGTGAGTTTTATTGGGTTTGGGCTTTTATCAGTGCCTTTTACACCACGGTGGTTGTGCAGTGCGCCAAGCCTGTGAACTGGGATCAATGTTCACGGGTCAATGATTGGCTGGTGCCTTGGGTCAAAGACACCATGGACATGCACAAAAACGGTGCTTACCATTCAGAGCGAAAGATTCTGCAACAATCCGATGGGCTGGGCAGATTGGATGCAGGTAACACCCACCACTGAGGAATTGTTTGAGGTTGAGCGCAGTGTCAGGGAAGTCAACAAGTGCGATGACGAGGAAGCTTTGAAACTTCTTTGCTCTGCCTTGGTGCGGCAGAGCTGGCATCAATCCAAACTGCTAAGCCAAGCGGTAGGCAGGATTGGAGAGCTTGACGCCAAGATTGCGACCTGGGACTAGGAGCCTTTGCCAAGAACTTTGGTGCGGTAGTACCGCACGCATGACTCGTAGTACCAACGAGCTTTCCAGTCATGCGCAAAGTAGCGAACAGTCCCGCCTTGGGTGACTTCCCAAAGCGTCATGCCGTCTTTTTCAACCTGCTCGATGGTTGGCTTTGACATAAAAAAAGGAGCGCGGGGCGCTCCTCGTTTCTCGTTCAACATTTAGCTTAAAAGTCAGCGGTAGTTTTGGCAGGCAGCGTGAAGTCTGAAACGTTGAGTTCAAGGCTTTTGCCTTCAGAGCCGTCTTTCTTGTCAAAGGTGCGAATCCTGCCTGAACCGACAACGGTTACGCGGTCACCTTTGTGCAGGTAGCTCATCACGGTTTCAGCTCGCTTGCCCCATACAGAGCAATCAATCCAAGTGGTTTGATCCTTGCCAGTGCGTGCAGCGATGCTGAAGCTTGCAACCTGTGAGCTGCCGACTTCTTTGAGTTCAGGATCACGGCCAAGGTTGCCGTGTGCAGTCATGTTGAGCATTACTTTCCGTTGAAGAATTTGGAGAGGATCATTTTTAGAGCAGCGTTTTTG